CAGTCTGTTTCTCCAATTTTTCCTCATATTCTAATTTTAATAGATTGTATTTAGTACTTAAAAATTCTTCCATCAATATATTTTGTTTACTTTTATCACAATAGTACTTTTTATGTCTATAATAATTATTTTTGTGTTTAAATACAGTCTGACAAAATTCACAATTTATTTTCTCAGTAATGTCGTCAGTCAGTGATACCTCTGGAATGGATTTTGTGATACTTTGTGATACCTCTGGAATGGAATTTGTGATACTTTGTGATACTTGTGACTGTAAATATAAATCTTCATAATCATTATAATTGTTTATGATCTCAATTCTTGAAATTTTCATAATTTTTTGTTCACACTGAACATTCCGTCTTAAATGCTTGTTCAAATTACTTTTCGTTGAATAGGAATTTCCACAACGAAAACAGTATTTCATTATAATATATATACAATAATTTATTTTTCTTTAAGTATTTACGTTCCAAAAAAAACGTTCCATGATACCATTCCATGGAATATGGATGGAACGCAAAAAACCGCGCGCGGGGAAAATAATTATAAAAATATTTGTAGAAAATTTTAAAGTGAAATTTGTAAAATCAGGGATAAAAAATCTGAGAAGAATTTTTTTTACAAAAAATTTTTTCCCGCAATTTTACCATTTTTTCAAAATTATGAAAATATTCCAACCGTTTTTTATACAATAAATAAATATTTTACAACCATACATAATAAGTGTTTAGAATATTTTTATTATTTGATGTCACTTTCAATCATTAATTTTCCCACTGAGAATTCGTACTTTCAAATTTACACCATAAATATATTTTATTATTTATTTTATTATGATAATAGATGATATAAAATAAAAAACATAATTATTAATGTCACTTTCAATCATTAATTACAATTATTTTTATATTATACACAAATATTTATAAAAATAAAATTCTAAAATTGTTAAATAATAAATAATAATTAATTATATTCATTTGTAAATAAATAAATATAATATTATGAGCACTTAAAGAAAATTATTAAATTGTAATATTAAATAAGAATATTTCATTTATATTTTTAACTAATAACAAGTCAATACATATGCTAAAATGAAATAACCAATTGTGCCTAATAACATACCAAAATGATATCTATATTGCATAAATTTATATACACTGAACCATCCTTCAATCTGTTCTTGTGTATTTAATTGTGGTAGCATTGACATTTTAGGCATTAACATATAATAAAGATATTGTGTTAGTAATACTATACCTGTAAAAGCACAACTATTTGTAAATATGTCAAACGTATTTTTGAAAATATAAAGATAAAAGATGGATAAAATAGTACCTAATATTAAACCTTGAGATGCAAGATTTACCCTTTCTCTGGAAACATTTTGATACATCTGCATTTGTTTTGGTGAAAGAGATTTTTTATATTCTATAAATGGAGTACATGTTTCACAGGTAAACATTGTATATAAAGAAGCACCTATAAATAGAAAAGATAATAAACAATATGAATTGTACATTTATATATTATAAATAGATATTTTTATTCATTGTCTCCTCGCTCATCCCGGATTTTATCTAAAATTTTCTGAATATTTTCCTCATCAATATCATCCAAAGAACGACCTTTTGAATCTTTAATACCAATGGAAGACCAAGTATCTTCAATGCGCTGTTCAGCATCACTTTTAATATCTTCCATTTTTTGAATTACGTCATCTTTAACCAACTCAACAATCTTATGATCACAAAGATTAGTTAAATTATCTTCATTTTTATCTGTTACCACAGTAATTGATAACTTATTAATACTTGTTTCTTCTTCTTTAATAATAATTTTAGATACTACGTCAGAACCTTCAATTTGTATAGATACAATCAAACATATTGTTTTATCTTCACTATTATCAATTGTAATTTTAACAAGTTCGTATGTTCTTTCATCACCACTTGATTCAAATTTTTGTTGGCGGATAACATCATAAAGATATCCCATTGCTTTGTATCGTTGTTGTGCTGATTCAATAATATTAATTTCTAAAAATTTAGCTAAAATACGCGTTGTTTGGTTCATTGTTATATCATCAAAAGAAATATTATTGGACATGTTTATAATTTTAATAGAATCTTTTATATATTTAAATATTCAATTTTTTATATACTTTTTATTCACTATCTGACCATGGATATGGTGGCGTATTAAAAGGCGATGGAGGCAATGATCCTCCAGGTGCATACAGTGTTTCATATTTACACTCACTTTTACAATAGTTATGTTTATCACAAGTATTTGTATGACATTCATTACAATTATAGAGAATTTCAGTAGTATTAGATACACCACAGTAATCACAATAAATTGAAGACATTTTTATTAAATTAAAGATATATTCGAAAATATTTGTTCATTTTTTATAAAAAATGAAAAAATATAAACAATTAAATATATTATCAATTTATTATGACTCAAAGCAAAGCACGTAGAGAAAGGCAAGAAAAAGCACGTCAAGAACTTGCACATCAAGAAGAATATCAAAAGCTTTTGTTAAGACGCAATAAGCCTTTGAATAATAGACAAAGACTGATGCAACAAATTTTTGTTAAATATCTATATCCTTATTGTAATCTGGATACATTACTTCGTTTGGCAACAACTTGTTATCGACATAATCGTTTAGTTAATGAATATATTAAATCAAGTAGGGAATCATGTACTAAAGAGAATTCTTGTGTATGTGTTGACTGCTATATGAAGTCTGTAATTCTACAAAGAGCAGAAAAACGGGTTCAAAAAGGTATGAATATGTCAAAATGCAATTGTACAGTTTGTTTTACAAGAGACAATGCAGAAAGAATGCGTCGCCATGAAGAAAGACTTCGTAATACGCAATCAGCACGCAACTGGAGAAAAAGATTAACATGATTTTTCCAAAAAATTATAAAACTAACAGCCATTAAGACTGTTGTTGTGACGGCGAATTTCTCAGCAACCACGTGTAGGGAGGAGGCACCTCCCTAAATTTCGGTTGCAAAGATTCCAGTGTCTCTTTCGCCTCTTGGGCAATGATAACTACTGAATGATGGGCAACAACCACCAAAATGGCTTCCAAGTTTTTCTGCTTTTGATGCTGATCCCGCAAATTCCTGCGTTTTTCCACACCTTTAATAGACAGTCTATCAGGGGCATTTTGCATCTCCTGGTTGTACCTTTCAGCAGCCAATTTCTGATTCTTACGAAAGTCAGGCGGTATAATACTTTTCCGATTATTTTTTCTGGGCATCTTATAGAATAGTAATTCTATCAAACCTCACCATCCTTTATTACCCGTCATTTTTTATATTCCTTTTTACACCTTTGCACATTTATTGCAGCTTCTCTGCTCAAACACCGAATATGTGATAAAACGCCCGTATACTTTTTCAAAAAAGTATCATCAAAAACGTGCATCAGTTTGGATATTGAAATCCTGTAAAAACAACTAATAATCTACATGTTATCTATAAAAGGTGATAGATAGTAAAATTTTTATTACCTTCTATATATTAAGATATATTTCGCTGGTGAGCCACTTAATATATAATCAATGGTGTAATTGTGATGTATATACCTTTTAATTTTTGTCATACTTTTAATGATATAGAAGAAATATCACTTAATCTTTTAGAAATAATGTATTAAGCAAAATAAAAGTTATCCAATTCTTTGGAAACCTTGACAGTCATAATAGATCCATTGATTCCATTATAATATCGAATAGTATTGATTTTTGCATCCAATACTTTGACGACTTTCCTCATTTCATTAATAGATATCTCCATCTCTTCATCAGTAATGCCTATTGGGTGTCCATCATCTGAAATACCAATAATATAGAGGGCTTTTCCATTACCTTCATATAATCTGAATTTCATTTGTGATGTAAATCTGTTGAAACGATCTTTGTCCATAATATTCAATTTTAATTTATATTCTCTGTTTCCTTCTTCAATTTCAGGTGGTTGTTTATGAAATATATTCATTATTAATTTTATTTTATTATATAAAAAAATCTTTATATATAAATTGATAATACTTATTTATAATATATAAAAAAATAAGTATATATTATATATATGATATCTTCTGCATCTGGATGTGGAATGATACCTATATGTATGCGTCAAAATAAATTATATTTATTGTGTGGTATAGAAAATAATGGTAAAGTATCAGATTTAGGGGGTAGAATAAATGATGGTGAAAAAATTAAAGAGTGTGCCGCCAGGGAATTTTATGAAGAATCAGTTGGATTACTAATGCCATATGATAGATTAATGCAATGTAAAGTTTATAGAAGGGTAAAAATAGGTCAAGAAAAGTATTATATTTCTTTAATAATTAAAATTAATTATAAAAATGTTGAAGATAAATATCAAGAATTAATTACTTATGTAAAAGAAAACAATTGTAAGATAGATTACAATTTAGATTTTAGAAATTATAATATTCAAGATTTATACAATACAAAAACATATCCTGAAGGATTTTTTGAATTTAAAGAATTAAAATGGATACCATTAGATGAATTAAAAGATGGTACATATATATTAAATAATAGGTTTAAAATATTGTTAAAAAAATTATAGATAACAACAATATGATTTTTTTTTATTAATAGATTTATAATTATTAAAATTAACAATATTTTTAGAAATTTTACTTAATTTCTCTAAATGATTATGATTTTTAACCTCTTGGTAAATAGTATCATTCAACATATTAAATATATCATTAATATTATCACCCGTTTTAGCAGAACATTCCATGTAATTTGTAATTTTTTTTCCAGATATCATCATTTCTACATCTTTAGTTAAAATATTCCTATATGGCATATCATTTTTATTACCAATTAAAAATATAGATGGATTATATTCATCATCATTTTCTAATGGATACATTCTCAAAAGTTCATTATACCAATAATTAACACTTTCAAAAGATCTTTTATCAGTTAAATCAAAAATTAATAATACACCATTACATTTTCTATAATATGACTTAATTATTGATTTAAATCTTTCTTGACCAGCAAGATCCCATAAATGTATTTTGAATTTTTTATCATCCATTTCAAATTCTTTTGTATAAAATTCAACTCCAATAGTACTATTTATATTTTTATCAAAATTATTGGTCATATATGTATTGAGAATAGATGATTTACCAACACCTGAATCTCCAATCATAATATATTTTAAAATATATTCAGTTTCTGGTTGCATATACTTTAAACACATATTATTTATTTATAAAATTGTACAACAAGAACAATCATAATTTTTTATTTTTTGATGATGTATTTCATTATCATCTGTATCAACATAATCTTCAATTTCTAAATTATTATCATCATTAAATGTAATTAACTCATCAATTATATTGTCAAAAATATCTGTTATATTTATATTTTTTTTTGCCGAACAAATAATAGTAGATATCATATCATAATTTTTTGCAAAATTTTTAACTTCTTCATCAGATATTTGTCCTTCATTTTCTAAATCAGATTTTGTACCAACTAAAATTTTTACAATATTTGATATATCTTCATTATTATATTCTTCAATATAATCTATCCAATTAATTAAATTCTCAAAAGTTTTTTTGTTTGTAGTATCATATGTAAAAATTATTATATCACATTTGTTAAAATATGATGATATTATATTTTTATATTTATCATTACCTGATAAATCCCATAATTGCAATTTATAATGAATATTATTAAAATTTGTTTGTTTAATCCCCATATCAATTCCAATAGTTGGTAATGTATTTAATGGAAAATAACCATATATATATCTATTTAGCAGTGATGTTTTTCCAACATTTTTATCTCCAACTAATAAAATTTTATAAGTTTCAATTTTCATTATAAAATTATAATATATTTATTTTCTTAAATATTTAAGCTTTTTATGAAAAAACTTTAAGCTTATAATATTGTTAATTTAGCCATATTATAGCCTTCAACATCAAATACAAACTGTTTATATTTAGGTATAGTAAAAATATATTTACCAAACCTCATCATATTTCCAACATTTTGTATCATTGTTACATTGGCAAATAATTCTTTATGACGATATTTGTATCCATGTGCTTTGTCAAGAATGCCTAAAAGAATCCATAAAGCTTCGAAAGCATATACATTATATTTTTTATCAGTGAAAGGTTTTTTCTCAATATTAGCAAAAAATTGCGATAATAATTTTTTAATATTTTTTAAATATTTAATATCTAATTTATAAACTTTTTGTTTAGGATATGTAATATGTAAGACATCAAACTCCAATCTTCTTGATAATGTGGTCTTCCTTTTATACACAAATTCAAATAATTCATTTAAATTTTTTGTTATCATTTCAGCATCATTATTAGATAAATTTTGCATAATCTATATTATTATACAATATAAAGTTTTTATTATGCAAATATTTTATTGAATAGTATGTAAAATTTGTATAAAATAATTTAATAAAAATATTTGAAGAGAGCCCTACAGAATTAACACAAATAACAATGAAACGTCAAAAATGGTATGATAATAATGATTTTGTAGATAATATAGAGACTTGTAAAATAGGTAAAGAGATTGTATCAAATAATAAAACATTAATAATGCATCAAACTTATTTTAATTATAATCCGCGTCTTTATCCAAGATGGATAATAAAAGAAGATTATCAAATGAATCTACAAGAGCGGTACTATAGTTACAGAATTGCAAAATAAATATCCTAATAAATATATTCATCAATTTATGGAAAACGCAATAATAAACCTTTAATAGAACATATTGGTGATTATAATCAAGGTAAGAAATGTTTAGAGGGTGAACCAGGATGAGGTTGTTTTGGTAAATATGATCCAGATAAGAAATATGATTCTAAATTGTATTTAACAGAATATAAAGATGAATAATTTGTAAGTTATAAGTATAGTATTATGAATACAAATCAAAGAAAAGTATTTTTACAAAATGCTGGGAAAAAAGATTTAATAAATTATTTTAAAACTCTACAAAGAGTAGCCAATTATGATGGAAGATATAGAAAAATTTTGATGAATGATGTAAAATATTTAAAACAACATGGTGGCGATAATACTGATAAAGATTGTGATATAAAAACAGGACTTGGGTCATCATTAGGAGCCACAGGTAGGAAAAAAGATCCAGAGGCAGTTACTTCAAATGGTAATAGATTACCATCAATCTTGATAATAACTTTTAATACAGAAGCAAAACAGTATACTACTGAGGGATGTACAGATTTTTTTGAGAGTATATTTAACGAGAATCAAAACCCAGATATTATTGTTATCTGTTTACAAGAGAGCAGAGGTTTTGGAGATTCAATTTTAGAATCATTCCGAAAATGTTACAAAGGTTATTGTAAAATAGCAGATGAATCATTACAATCTGTTGGAAAAGAGGGTTATAGAGGTTTAAGAACCTATGTTTTAATGAAATCTAATTACTATTATATATCTGATTATTCATGTAAAACAAATAGTATTAGAACATTATCTAAAGGTTCTATTTGCGTTACATTAATTTGGGAAGACTTATCATTATCTTTTATTAATTCTCACTTACCATTTAAGAAAGCAGAAGGTAAAAATCAAGGATTAGACGCAAGGAAAGAGGCATTTGTAAATTTTTATAATGATCATCAGAAAAATATTGAAAATTTTAAAAATTCTCTCAAATTTTTTATAGGTGATCTCAATTTCCGTAATAATAATGAATGTAATAATAATGAATGTAATAATAATGAATGTAATTTAATTTATGTTATGGATAAAATTATTGGAGAGACAAGTAGAGGAGACCCCAAGGAAGTATTACATAATAATGTTTATAAAAAATGTGATCAATTGTATAAATTATTAAATAGTAAAGATATTTTTTACAATCAATTTACAGAAGGTATACGAGGAGAAAATGGTAAGGATGGTAATGGTATTGATTTTAAACCTACATGTAAACTTAAAAAGGGAAGACCTGCTTTAACAACTGAATTGACTGAATCAAGTAAAAGATATAATACACAACCAAATAAATATGTACGTATACCATCATGGTGTGATCGAATACTATATAGTAGCGCGACTGAAAATAATTTTTACATTAAGTGTGATAAATATGATAGTATTGATCAAGATTTAACATTTCAAAGTGATCATGCACCAGTTTATGGAATGTATAATATACAATCAAAAGCACAACCAAAAGCATACTTAACAATAGATAATAATTGTGAAAAAGTTAAAATAGATATTTATAAGTTTATGTCAAAACAGTCTGAAAATAAAACAGAAATTAATTTTGATCCGATTTTGAATAACTTGGATAAATTATTACCAAATGATTTGAAACAATATAAGGGAAAATTGAAAAATTGTACAGCAGAAAATGTACTGTTGACTACTAATACTTTATTGAGTGAAAAAAAAAGTGTACAAATTGAACCAGAAATAAAAGAAATATTATATAAACTTGCTACTTATTTTAACTTAAAAAATGCTTTCATTTATAATTATAATAAAAATAGTTAATTAATATCAATCTTTTTATATCAATTTTTTCAAATCAACATTACTATTCACCATATGATCCAACATATTTTTAGACAAATTTGAATATTTGTTCTCATACCATTCAAACATTTTTATACCGCCAGCATCATAAATGGCGATATGATTCCAATTTCTTCCAGCCAATTTTGCCAATATTTGGTAAGAGAGTTCTCCAATAGTTTCATCGGATTTTTGATATACTAATTCTACTAAATATGGTATAATCTCCGATTTTCGCATTGATTCATCAACTTCCTGATATCTTGCGAGATTATTTAAGGTGTGTAATACAATACCATTCATATAATTTTCTTGATTGACTAACATCTTTCTCAAAAGAAAGATAAGTTTTGGTAAAACACCTGCTTGTGTGAAGTCTGTAATTTCGGCGAGATAGTTGCTGTATGCTTCTAAACTGGTGATTGCTAATGCTTTATCATAGTTGGTGCCATTTTCAAATCTTTCCACGGAATGTTTTATTTTTTTAATCATATTCTCTGACATTGATTTATATTTGCGACGGT